CCCGCCGGTCTGTGGTCTGTTTGGCTAAGTCAGCAACAAACTCTGGACGGTACAGCCGCATGGGACAGTCGATCTTGTCACCACGGAAATACTTGAACAGCTTGAGCATACCATCACGGCCGATCAGCTCATAGAGTTCCAGGTATATATCATTCAGAGCCTCGCCCTCATTGCCGTCAACACCAAAGGCGTTATAGACATCTTCTTCGTTGAGGTTATCCAGATCAATGTCAATCAAAGCCCCATCCTCCTTTCCCGGCAAGAGTATACTGTTCATAGTTTATCATCGTCCGACGCCTAAAATCCAGTCGTCAAAAGGTGCTTTTGAAGGGTCGTTAAAAGGTTCCTGCTATGTTTTCGAAATCGAATATCCGCTCTTCGCGCAAGCTGATTCCACTGAGCTGCGAGATCATCTTCCTGCCACCGAGATAAGAATATATAGTTGCGGCTACCGCTCATCCGACTTAATCCTCGGCGACTTCAAGCGTGACCGGATCGAGAATGATGATTCCTCTACCTAGCTTCCGAGCGTATCGGACAGTAGCCGCAGTACCACCGCGCCGCTCTCCGTTGTAGACAGCCAGCAGTACCCCAGCGGCTTCAACCAGCCGATGGTTCCTGTCGAGCATACAGCCATCGTAATACTCACGGCTCACATACTCTACGGAGTCAGCCTTCTTCAAGATTGAATG